GTCTGGACGCGGCGGCTGCGGCTGCGGCTGTGCGTACTGAGGCTGTGGTGCTGCTTTCTGGCGCGGCTGCGGGCGGTAGCTATCGTACCGCATCTTCTCGGCCTGCAACGCCGTAAGACGCTCCTGTGCCTCTATTAGAGCATCAGAGTCACCGGACTCATAAGCGGCTTTATACGCTGCCTTGGCCTTGTCTAGCTCTGCTGAAACGCGGCCCTTAGCTTGATTGACAAGAACACCTTCACCCTCTTCGAGAGTTCTACGAAGGCGCTCGTTCTCGGCCTTGACCTGCTGTGCGTAGCGCAGCGCCTCATCCTGAAGTCGCGCTGCCTCTTCTTTGCGGCGGCGCTCTTCATGGTATTCAAACTTCAACTGCTTGATGCGCTTTTGCACACCTTCGCTGTACGACTGGATTTCGTCGTCTTCAGGAACTTGAGGTTCAGCGTCTTCTGCCCGACGCGGCTTACCGCGATCCGGCTCTGGCGTGTCATCTACGACCTCGATCTCGAAGCCGTCATCATCATCTTCATTTTTGTTCGATTGAACTTTTGCGGACTGTAAAGCTTCAGCCACGGTTTCATCCTCAAACTCGAAGTCGGTTTCCTGTGCTTGGTTCATGCGCGGCTATACCCCCGTGGGTCTTCGACGACCGCCTCGACGGTGTCATCGTTGATGAGTCGGAACTCCTTCCCATGAATCTTGAAGCGAGTGCCCGAGTAGGAACGGAAGATCACGAAGTCGCCTTCTTTGCAGTAAGCGCCATTCGGAAACTTGTTCTCGTCGTTGTAGGCATCTGGCCCGAGCTTCATGACGAAGCCAATGATCGACGCTGTCTCTTCAGCAGCCTTCAAGCCATCCGGCATAAAGACCCCACCTTCGGTTTTTTCGCTGATTTCTGGAACGCCGATAAGGATTTTGTATCCTTGGGGCTGCGGTAGTTTGGACGCTACACGCTCGTCTGTGGTTTTCTCACCAGTATACATGTTTATTCCTGCAGTGATTTAAGGTTCACAGTCACCCTGCGCGGACTATCCGCGAAGTTCTCCCGTCCTCAAGATACCCTAAAAGTTCTAACTTTCAATGTATCTTTTCTCTATGTCGGCTAATTCTCCTTCTATAATGCAAAGCGCCTCATAGCGGCCCACAGCCCGGTTGTACTGTTCGAAGCTTTCTGCGCCACCACCCGCAAGAAACTTCTCTAGGGACTCCTTTAATTCCCCTATAGTGCGCTTTGTTAGCGCCAGTACTGTATCATCCATCTCCCTTAGCAAGCTCCTTCGCTATTTCTATACCAAGTTTTGCTCCAGTCCGCTTGTCTTCGCGCTGGACTTTGTCGAGTTCTGTTGCGAGACGCGCGCCGATCTGAGCGCCTGCACGTTGGTTTTCCGAAGAAATGCGCTCTGCCTGAAGCTGCACATTGGCCTGCTTGCTGAGCGTTTCCAATTGCAGCTTGGCTTTGTCCATCTCGATCTTGTGTTTCAGTTCCATCTGCTTGAGTTGCAGTTCCTGCTGCTGCATCTGCACGACAGGGTCTCGCATTTGCTGCTGCGCCTGTTGCGCCTGAACTTCCGCCTGATCTTTTTGTAGAAGCTTTTCTGCAGCATCTTTGGCGAGGCGAGAAAGTTCTACCTCTACGTCTTCTGGCAGCGGCTGATCCTCGTTTGGCATTTCCACGCCAAGCATCTTCTCGATCTCGCGGCGATACTGGAAGGCAACGTGCTCTGTGACGTGCGCTGCCATAGCCTGACCGATTGCCTGAGCAAAGGGCGACTGACCTACAAGCTCGCGCATCTTCGGGTCTTGCAGTGCAGCCATGTGAACAGCGATGTGTGCCTCGTGATCCTGATACTTGAACGCCTTTACGGGCTCTTGCTTCAGCATCATCATGTTCTCTGTCACAGGGTCTGCAGGCTTAATGTCTTCCGGCAGCTTAATGATGTCGGCTGCATCCTGAATGCCAAGAACCTCAAGCATCTGACGGTGCAGCTTGCCCATGTCGTAAAGCTGGGGTGCCTGCTGCGAAAGCTGAAGTGCCGCCTGATACTGCATGATCCGCTGCGACATGGTCGCGGCATTCGGATCAGAGACGGGGATCACGTCAATGCGCTTGTCGAAATCTTCAACGCGGTTGAAGTCTCCGTCCATTTCGTAAGCATATTCTTCCGGCATGTAGTCATGAATGATCTTTGCAAGGATGCGCAGTTCATTCTTCATGGCTGCATGCAGGCGCGCTTGCACACCGCTCATGACCTTCATGGAGCGTTCCATCAGGGCAAGCGTTGTGCCTACAGGTGCCTGTGCGTTGATGTCGCCTACTTGGATGTCAGCAACAGAGCCAACGCGGCGTCCCTCTTCAACGATGTTTCCAAGCAAAGAGTAGAGAACCGACGATGGCTCTTTGTAAGGGATAAACGTGATCGAGTCGCGAATAGCGCCGCCCGGTACGTCCACATCCCTAAACTCACCCGGCATGAGAGGAGTGTCATCGCCCTTGATGCGGAGACCCCTAGCTTTAAGGCCAGCAGGCAGATTCGATAGAGTGCCAGCATCAATAAGCTGACGCAGAATTGACGTAGCAGATTTAGCCAATCCGCCCATGAGGTGGATAAGCCCAGTCCCGTAGAACCCGAGTCCCGGAAGATATTTGTAATGGACGAAGTGCATCCGCTTCTTTTTCTTCCGGTCGTCGTCATACCAGTTCCTCCGAATGGCAAGAATTTCTTGTGACGACTTGTCGATGGTAACAACATACGGGCGGGCAATCCCGTCTGGATCATCAAACTCTTCCGGCATGTTCATTGTGACATGCATCTCCAGAAGCGTGTGACGATCATCGTCTTCGATGACTGCGCTTTCCCCATCAAGCTCGTCATACTTGTCTTGAATATCCGAGAAGTCAGGCTGCGGGTCGGGAAGGTCGATGTCCCGATACATACCAGCAACTTGCATTTCCAAGATTTCGTTTTTGGTTTTCTTCATGACATGCGTGTAGCGCGGGCACGTCATCAGGTCAGACGCGCCATAAGAAACCACGAAGTCTTCAGCAGGGATAAACATCGAGCACGGACGCTCAAGGATCGGGTCGTAGTAGACCTTCTTGAAGGCAGAGCCAGCAAGCGGAAGCTTGAAGAGCATTTGCTCCATCTCGTCGCGATACTCAGTCATCTCCTCGGTGATGAGGTAATTCATCTCCGTCTGGACACGATCAGCCTGATCCATCTTCTCCGGCGTCATCTTGCCCATGATTTTAGTGCGGACAGGGCCAGAGGCAGGGTATAGCTCACCCATCGCCTGCGCTTGGAAGCGAACAACCGCCTCAGTCAGCACTGGGTGGAACACGCCAGATGCACCCATCCAAGGCTGGCTGCGCTCTTCGATCTTCATGCCAAGGAGATCAAGACCCTTGACGTATGCTCGCGCCCATTCGCGGCGAGATTCACGATCAGACTCGAAGTCGCTCACAAGCTCTGATGCCATGGACTGCAGGTCTGACTCGTCAAGAAACTCGGCAAGGTTGGAATCGTGATCTGGGCCGAGAAGCTCTTCTGTGATGCCGCCCTCAAAGTCGATAATCACACCGCCATCGCCAGTGTCGATGGAGACAGCGTCAGGATTAACAATCTCGACTTCGATCTCTTCGGCATCCGTATCTTCGATTTCGAAGTCAGACGGCTCCATTTGCTTCTCGATAGCCATTCACAAGCTCCTAGTAGTACGCGACTGGTCTACGGTATTTTGGTTCGTCATCCCAGTCGTCAGATTCGGCCCTCACCCAGCCGCCTTGCCTAAACCTTAACAGAGCTTGGGTGGTTGAGTCCACAAAGTCATCATGTTCCCCGGATGGAAACGCCGCACATTCCTCGATGACCTCTTCAGCCCATCGCGTAGATGGATACCATATTGCGCCGCTGGCGAATAGGTCTGTTACTGCATTCACCCTAGCGATCTTGTCCTGACCTCGTGACGGGGTAAACTCAGTCACTGGAATACCCATGGCCCTAAGCTCAAAGATCAGCGGGGCACCAGACGCCTTCTTTTCCACAATCATCTGGTCTGGTTCGAACTCTTGGAACTTATCATAGGCTGCGCGCTTCAGGTCTGGGAACTCCAGCTTTTCCTTGTATGCGTCTAGCAAGATGATGTTTGGCATAGACCTGCCGTTTGCATCCGGGTGATAAAAGACGCCCCACGTTGTACATGCGCTGTAGTCAGAACGCTGGGTTTTCAGAAAAGCGGTATCCCAAGACTGGATAATAGCCTCGCACGGTGGCGGTCTGTCGTGCGGCCACTCTTGCCACCACTCCCGCTTAATGAGCGCCCCCTCCTCGGATGTCGGGTTCTGCTGGTACTGGGCGCTCCACTTGGAAATAGGCAGTTCTGCCTTCAAGGCTTCCAGTTCTTCCTGCGACCAAAACTCAGGCCAAAGTGGATTTCCTGACGGCATGATTGCCGGAAACTCGATAACCTCCCAGTTGTCCACGCCCTTGCGGTCTGCCGTAGATTTAAGAATCTGCCCTGTCAGGTCACGCTTTGCCCAGCGGGTCATAACGATGATGATGGCACCACCCGGCTGAAGACGCTGACGTGGGCCAGAGGTGTACCATTCGTATACCCGGTCATAGACTTCTGGGTTAAACTGGCCCTGCTGCGCTTCCTGTTCCGAATGCGGGTCGTCAATAATCAGCAGGTCTGCACCCTTACCAGTCACAGCACCGCCGACACCGATAGCGAAGTAATCACCGCGCTTGTTGGTGTTCCAGCGACCAGCCGCCTTCGAGTCAGACGACAGGGTGATTCCCGGAAAAACCTTTGCAAAGTCCTCAGACTGAATGAGGTTACGAACCTTACGGCCAAACCCCACAGACAGTTCGGCAGTGTGCGCAGTCTGGATAACCTTCTTCTCCGGAAACTTCCCGAGAAACCAAGCTGGCAGAAGGTAGGATGCAAACTCAGACTTGGTATGGCGGGGTGGCATGTTGATGATCAGGCGCTTCAGCTCGCCCTTGGCAACACGCTCAAAGGCCTCGGCCATGATCTTGTGGTGCCTGCCCCCGATAAAGCTAGGCCACATCATCTTCACGAACGCCATGAAGTTATCCTTCGCGGCGGTCTTGTTCTCTGCCTCCTCAAGCTCCGTCAGGAGTTCAAGGAGCTTGGCTTGCTCCTCCAGCGGGAGGGTGCCGATCTTGTCCCGCAATGCGGCAAGATTCTGCATGACGCTCTCCTATGTGGTGGCAGGCGGCGCGTGTGGGGCGCACCAGCCTGCCTGTGAGGGGAAGGGGTGGGAGGAACCCGAACCTCACGGCCCTAAGTATATATCTACATTCGCGCGCGCGTAATAGTATATATATATTACGTTATGCATAATGCAGTATATCTCTCTCTCCTTAGAGAGAGAGAATAATATATATATAATAATATTACTACGCGCGTATGCGCGAGAAAAGTTCAAGGAAACTTTTTCATGAAAAAGAGTCTTGTCACACCATGCATTGAGGCAATCGTCATCATCTGATATAACATCCACAAGCAACCTCTGAGACGGGAGACTCAGATCACACGGAGGATGTCCAGTGATCGACCCGTTTACCGCCCTGTCGTTAGCAGCAGGTGCCGTCTCCAACATGAAGTCCCTGATTGCTGCAGGCAGAGATGCATCGCAAGCTATGGCTAAGTTTGCTGGTGCCTACTCCGACATCAACTACGCAGCAGAAAAAGCCAAGAACCCGCCGTGGTGGAAGTTCGGAGGTTCTGCTGAAGAGGAAGCCATCAACATCTTCACGGCACAGAAGAAAATTCAGCAGATGAAGCAGGAGGTGGAGACCATCATCAGCTTCACCCACGGCCCCCAAGGGCTAGAGGAGTACAAGGAAGTCCTCCGCCGCGTCCGCAAACAACGCCAAGAAAGCGAATACCGCAAAGCAGAACTCATCGAGGCACTCATCCTCTGGGGATTCGGGGCACTGGCAGTGTTCTCAGCCGCAGGAATACTGGCGGTCGTGGTCTATTTTATCGGAAAAAGCCAAGGCAAGTGGTAAAACGCGGCATCTCACGCACGGCACTGGTTGAATTTACGCAATCAAACAAAAAATACCCGCCTCTCTCGGGCGTCCTCGCTGCATAATGCTGCAGACTTGGCGGGTAGACCCGAGTCGTTTGCAAATTTATCTGCAAATTGTACAGGGGGGTATAGGATTCCTTGCACTTTTCCAGACATTTTCCAGATTTTTCTCAATGCACGTTGAGTTTCTGGGAAACAAAGGGGGGGTAGGTAGTTTTCTGGGGATTTGGTATTTGTATGAGCGGAACAT